CTCAACCTATTGCGCCGCCTCTCGGACGCCGACATGGCATCCGGTAACCCGGGCACGCTCGTGGCCGACGGCGAATGGGAAGCCAAAGCGTGGATCACGAAAAGCGAACCGCAATCCATCACGCCCACGATGGTCGAGACGCAGTTGACCATCGTGCTGGCCGATGGCGTGTGGCGCCGTCCGACCATGACGCATTTCACGCCGCGATACGATTCCGGAACCGCCGACCTTGACTATCCATATGATTATCCGCATGATTTCGCCGGCATGGCATTGGGTGTCGAGATCGTCAACGACACATCCATCCCGCAGCCGGTCAAGCTCACGATATTCGGACCGTGCACAAACCCGTACGTCATCATCGGAACCAACCGGTACGAGGTCGACGTGACCGTGCCATCCGGCTCGCGTCTGGAAATCGACGGCACCGGCGATGTCAGGACCGTCACCATGGTCAGCGGCACAGGTCTCGCCACAAACTGCTTCGCGCAGGCCGTGCGAGGGTCGGGCAAGGATTCCGGCCGGTACGTGTTCCAACCGCTCGCGCCCGGAACACAGCTGATCAGCTGGCCGGGAGGATTCCAATTCGACTTGACGGTCTGCGAGGAAAGGAGCGAACCGCCATGGACCTGATCGTCACCGACGCCACAGGCAAACCCGTGGCGAGCCACGCCTCATACACGCTCGACCTCGCGTTCGGTAGCGGGGAGAACGACTTCGACCTGCAGGTCGAAGACGCCGCGCTCAAGGCGGGGAGCCGCATCATGATCGACGGCACCGAGTACGGCGGCATCATCGACGACACGGATGTCGACGTGGACGGAGGCCTGTCCGCCGTCACATGGCATGGCCGCGACTGGCATGGAGTGCTCGCCTCGAAGATCATCGAACCGGACAGGAACACCGATTACCTCACCCTGTCCGGCACGATTCCCGTCATCATGCGCACGCTCGTCAGCCGTGCGGGATTGCAAGGCCTGTTCACCGTCACCGAAGAAAGCGCCGACCACAAGACCACCTGCCGGTTCGACCGGTACGTGGACCTGTACAGCGGTCTGGTCAAGATGCTCAGGGCAAGCGGACTCAAACTCCGGTTGCGTAATGACGGCGACAAGGTGGCCATGAGCGCCATGCCCGTCCGCACGATCGGCGACAGCATCGACTCGGACCTCATCGACTTCACCGCCAAACAGGCGGCGCACCCGATCAACCATCTCATCTGCCTGGGCAAGGGCGAACTCAAGGACCGTACCGTCATCCACTGGTACGCCGACGCGAACGGCACGTTCAGCCACACGCAGACCCTCAAAGGCCTTGACGAACGCACCGCCACATACGAGTTGTCCAACGCCGAAGCCGACGAGCTCGAGGACAAGGGCAGGCAGAAATTCCAGGAACTTCGGAACACCAGCACCATCGACGTGGACATTCCTGACGGCATCGACGCGGACGTTGGCGACCTGGTCACGGGTCGTGACAACAACACGGGCCTCGTCGTCACTGCCGAGATCTCCAAGAAGATCGTCAAGGTTTCGGGAGGCGTGCTCACCGTCACCTACGAATCCGGAGGCGCCAGCGCCGGCGGCAACAGCGGAGAATCCTCCATCGGGGATGGCGGACACGCCTACTACGCGGGAGCCGGCCTCAAGCTTGATAATTGGACCTTCAGCGCCGACGTGACCAGACAGGACATCGGTGCGCTTAATACGGCGTTGGCGGGCAAGCAGCCGAAAGGCGACTACATCACCGGCCTGAGAATCGGTTCGGTGGACACGCTCGCAGCAGGCGCGCAGGCCAGCGCGTCGCTTACCGGAGATGGCAGCGACAAGACCCTGAACCTGGGGCTTCCGACAGGCGGTCAGGGCGCGCAGGGGCCAAAAGGTGAGAAAGGCGATCAGGGGCCGCAAGGCGAAAAAGGCGAGAAGGGTGATACCGGGTCCAGAGGAGCGACTGGAGCGGCCGGTGAACGCGGTCCACAGGGCTTGGCAGGCCCGGAGGGGCCACAAGGTCTGCAGGGCCTGCGCGGGGAGAAGGGCGACGCTGGAGCGGCCGGTCCTACAGGGCCGCAAGGCCCCGCAGGTCCAACCGGTCTAACGGGGTCCACCGGCCCGCAAGGACCGGTCGGACCGGTTGGTCCGCAAGGCAAGCAGGGAATACAAGGAGTCCAAGGCATCCAAGGTCCGCAGGGCGAAAGAGGTGAAAAGGGCGACAGCGGCATATCCGCTCCCTCGAACGGCTTCTTCACACTCAGCATGGAAGGCGACGGTGACCTATATGTGAATTATCCGGATAATACGAGCCCACCATCGTTCACTTGGGATCCCAAGAGCGGCGACCTGTATGTGGATATACCAGAAAGGTGATTAATGACCAGGCTTCTAATCGGTAATATCAAAGGCCCCAAAGGAGACAAGGGCGATACCGGTGACACCGGGCCGCAAGGCAAGCAAGGAATGAAAGGCGATACGGGAGCCGTCGGTCCCCAAGGACCTAAGGGCGATACTGGTGACACTGGCCCACAAGGCAAGCAAGGCGTCCAGGGCGTTAAAGGCGACGTCGGCCTTCCGGCGCTCGTGATGAAAAAGATACTCGTTGGCGAATATCCGGCAGGCGCCATATTCACGGGAAACGTGAGCGAATGGTTGAACCGAACACCACTCGTCAATGAATATTCGACCGCATTGTCAGGTGGCGGAAAATACAGCATCATCTGGCAGTGCGTTTCGCAATCCGGCGGCCAGTTCCAAGGGAAGACGGTTTCCAGGCAGTCCATCATCGGAGCGCAAGGCCCTGTCGGCCCGCAGGGTCCGAAGGGTGACGTCGGCCCGCAAGGTGTGAAGGGCGATACCGGCGAGATCGGGCCTAAAGGAGCCACCGGAGCTGCCGGACCTCCCGGTCCGCAAGGTCCTGAAGGGCTGAAGGGCGACAAGGGTGACAAAGGCGATGTCGGCCCCTCCGGAGCAACAGGCCCCACCGGTCCCACTGGCTCGGTAGGTCCGACTGGTCCTGCCGGACCTACTGGAGCAACAGGCCCCACCGGGCCGCAAGGCAAGCAGGGAATACAAGGTGCGCAGGGACTGCAGGGCCCACAGGGGCCGACAGGACCGCAGGGTGCCAGCGGCGTGACGGCGCCAACTTCCGGATTCTTCACACTGCAGGTCGATCCGAACGGAGACCTGTACGCCGTGTACGCGGATACGACCACCGCGTCGGCGGCTCCCGTCTCCTACGATCCGGCGACGGGAGACCTGTACTACATGATCAATGACGGAAAGTAAGGAGCGCATATGACGAAGATTCTGCTCGGCAACGTCAAAGGCCCCAAGGGCGACACCGGACCGCAAGGCAAGCAGGGAGTGCAAGGACCGCAGGGCCCTGCCGGCGCCACTGGCGCGACCGGGGCCACCGGAGCGAAAGGAGAGGCCGGCCAACGCGGCGAGACCGGGTTGCCTGCCTTGATCATCACACGCATACTATCCGGATACTGGACGTCCGCATGCTCGGATTTTGACTGGCAGGCACTCAGTTTCAACCGTGCCCCGGTCGTAGGCGAATACTTCTTCGCCATGACCAACGGCGGCAAGAACCTGATGTACGCACAGATCACAGCCACCGGGAAAAACGTGACGTTCAAGCCAGTCTCGAACACAAGCCTCGTCGGCCCGAAGGGCGACAAGGGCGAGACGGGCATGAGCGCAAGCCAGGCGTTCATCGCCGCCCACCCCGTGGGCTCCCTTTACTGGACCACTTCCACGGCCAATCCGGGAACAACCTACGGAGGCACTTGGAAGGAATGCGGCACGACGCTTCCGGGACACATCTACCAGCGCACAGCCTGAAAGAGAAAGGAACATCAATGGCACGAACCACGAACATCACCAGATACACCTGCGACCGATGCCACGCCTCCGCATACCTCGCCGACGGTGACCCACGCACCTCCAGCGACTGGCACGACATCACCCACACCACCGTCGACGGAGTCGCACAGGGCGCGCTCGTCTGCACCGCATGCTGGCAGACGTTCAAAGCGCTGGCAGCCACGCAGGACGCCGCCTACGCCGCATACCTCAACAACACAACAGATAGGAAGGAATGACCATGACCATGAATCTCATCACCGGCAAGGCCGGCGCTCCGCACATCACATCCAGCGACCAAGGAGCCATGCAGGCCGGACTGGTCGGAAACGGCAACTACCTGCTGCAAGGCAGCGACGGCAAATTCCCCGCCGTGACCATGCAGTCAGCAAACAAAGCGCTCATCCCGGTCCTCAACCTTGTGATCGAAGGACGATACGCACGCGTCACCGCGGCGGAAACCGTCACCATCGAAAGCGGAGTCACAGGACGGAACCGCAACGACCTAATCTGCGTGAAATACACGCGAGACTCGAACAACATCGAAACGATCGCGCTCGCTGTGTTGAAGGGCACCGCCACCAGTGGCACGGCGGCTGACCCCACGGTACCGTCGGGTAGTATCCTGAACAATTCCGGCACCGTGTGGATTCCGATCGCCCGCATTCCGATCAGTGGCATCACCGCCGGAACTCCTGTCATGCTTGTCAAGCAGTTGCCTCCGATGAGCCAACTGTGGGATTCCGTAACCCAGACTTTGATTAAATCGCAGTATGGCACCGTGACCGGCGTGAAGTCTGGCAAGATCGCGCAGATTAGCATCAACTGGAAAAGCGCGAGCACTGACTCGTGGGGCAGTGGACAGTTCGGTACAATTCCGGAGGGTTGGAGGCCTGCGGTCGTCACGCATGGTACGTGGTCGGGGCGTGATGGTGGCAGCCAGCGTGATTTCATTCTGGAAACGAATGGCAATTTCCGTTATGCCAATCGTGGCGCGGGGCAGGACAGCGGCACGTTCTCCGGGACGATGACCTACATTCTCGCCTGAATAGCTTTCCGTAACCCTCCCATTTGGCAACGGCAACGGCAACAGTAATGGCGGAATATACCCAATCGGTAGAGTGTCTAACCCGAATGCGATCAAGTCCTTGAATGGCAGAGCCACACTGTCGTCCGGAACGACAGTGGCGATTCCATTCATCCACCCGTCATACCTGCAGCGTTCGGTCCAAGTATCGATTGCACCGGATGGGACGGTCAATCTGCTCGTTGGTCCTGAAATTACTGTCACAGGTGGAATCGTGGAAATCCATTTTTAATAGCATTCCGTAACCCTTGAACGGCAGATCTGGCATGGGCCATACGGCATGACGGTACATCTCGCCAAAGTCGGCATGATGGCGTTCGCTTTTGGCAACACGTTCTTCACATCCGACATCAATTCCAACGGCCTGATCGTGAATGAGACGATGGCTGCCGGTTTCCTGCCGGAAGGTGAAGGCGCGATACTGCTGGAAGGTGTGAACGAGCAGCATGGAGCCTTGTCATTCGACTCTGACGGCAAGGTCACGATCAGCGGCAGCATGAACAGCGGATACTATTTCCGCGTCTGCGGCTGCTGGCCGGTGAAATAGCATTCCGTAACCCAGCCATGGAAACCTCCATACACGAACAACAGACTCACTCTATGTCGCGTCGGACGCATCGTCACGATCAACGGCAACGTCAAGTTCGACGGCAGTGGACAGCAGAACTACTCGACGGCGAATGAGACCATCCCAGAAGCGTTCCGTCCGCTCGCCGACCAGAGCATCATATCGTTCCCGTCCTGCGGTTTCAGCCTGCTTGTCATGCGCGACGGGAAGGTGCAAATGCTGGGCGACACGAAATCCGCCTACTCCACGGCGCACGGCTGTTGGATGACGGAATAGTTTTCCGTAACCCAGACGTGCCAATTGCAATGGCAGTCCACCGGCTCGTTCGTTCCGGCGGCTTACGGCGCTTCGAACACCATCACGGTCAGGGATGGTTTGATTTTCGTGGACCTGTCTTCGTTCCGAAGCACCGTGAACGTCGGCAACTTCACTGTCTGGCTGTTCAAAGCGGGCGTGAAGCCATCCAAAACGATCGGTCTTGGGTGCGTCGCGAACGTGAACGGCACCACGTACGGAAAACAGGCGACCTGGAACACGGACGGGTCGGTGGCGCTTATCGGAGGCGTGGGTTCGTCCGATATCGTCCAATGCTTTTCGAAGATCATTCCGGTGCCCGATGGTGTGGAATTCGTCTAGGCCGCCAGCCAGCAACCATGCGATGTGGAATATGCATAATTGGGATTCCGCAACCGCAGACGCTTATCGCCTTACGGTGGTAGCCAGAACGGCGGCTTTTTTACCACGACGATGACCTATATCGTTGCCTAAACCGTCGCGACGGGAAACGATACGCTGCCGGCATGCCATGTGTTTGCGGGAATGGTCGCATCATACGCGGGACGGAAATACACGCTGCTGCCGACCACATAAAGCAGCCGATTCTGCATTTGACTGCCCTGCTGACTGTCCACGAACACGCCGAAACCTTCCATTACGGCCCGCACATCCATGCTTGCCAAAGGCACACCATCCCACGCCTTCTTCTGGAATTGGCCTTTGTTGACCCACCGGCAGTAGACGGTCGCCAAACCATTGACGACGTATCCACTGATTGCGAATTCCGGGTCGGTGGTCACTTTCGTGAAATGAATCGGGGTTACGGAAAGCTAGAAATCATGGGATTGGGAAACAAAGCGTGCCGACGCAATCCTGATTGCTGCCAGCGTTTCCCATGTTCGCCACTCGGATAGTTCCATCAGCTCTGGCCGTGAGGCTTCGCGCCGTTTGCCCATTTGATACAAGGCAGACAGTCGACAAGTCAACGATGGGACGATAGCAGGACGCGAGCTTTACCGGACATTCAACAGCATCCCAACTGCCCGAACCGATTTTCCCACTGAACTTGATCAAAATCATCCTGCCGTTACGCATGATGATCCAATTGGAATCCTGGTACAGGGTTACGGAAAGCTACGCGGCTCCGATGATGAGTCTTTCCCATGCCCGCTGCAGACTTCTCAGCACGGACAAATCGGGGCGGAGATAGTAGCGGGCGGTTGTCTTGATGTCGCTGTGACCGAGTTGTCGTGCGACCACTGAGATATCGGCTCCCGCAGCGATTGCCAGAGTGCCGAAGGTGTGCCTGAGGTTCCTTGGCGGCACGCAGGGGAGTTTCATGCGTTGGCACCATGACGTGTAATGAGCTGCCACCTGGTTGGCGTTCAGATCGCCGACCAGCCTGCCGGTTCTGCCGTGGCGCAATTGCGCGAGCCGTTTGACTGCGAACCGTGGTAGTGCGACCGTCCGTCGGCTCTGGTCGGTCTTCGGGTCGGTGACCGTTTCATGTCCAGCGACCCATTGCACTGACCTTTTGACGGTCACGGTTCCACGGCGTAAATCCAAGTCGGCCCATTCAATGCCGACGGACTCGCATCGGCGCAGTCCCGCGCAGACGGAGACCAATAACCAGGCTTCCAACGCGTGACCGTAGAAGCCTTTGAGCAGCCGTCTTACCTGTCTGGCGTCGAGCACGCGCGGCTCATACCGGCGCAGGTGCGGCAGTCTGATTTCGCGGCGTGTCACGTCATTGTCGGTGACTCCCTTGCGATAGGCGAGTCGGAGTATCGCCCGCAGCACGGCCCACGCCTTGCGTGCGGCGCCGGCCTGATTGAACGAGCCGAGCCACTCCTCGATGTCGTTCGCGGTGATCGACTCCATGTCGACGTCAGCCCATTTCGGCTGGATGTGGCAGCGGTAGGCCGACTCGTAGCCCACCCTCGTGCACTCGCGGAGCTTCCCGCAGGAGGGCCACCAGACCTCATTCACAAACGTTCCCAACAACATTTCAACCTCCAAAATCCCACACGTGGTTATCGCGGCTTCCAACGGTAGCCACGTGTGGGATTTTCCTTTCGGAAGGATTCCCAATGAGCCAGGAAACCATCGTCGCAATCGTTATCGCCATCATCGGCAGCGGAGGCAGCGGCGTGTTCGTCACCTGGATTCTGAGCAAGGTCGACCAACGTCACGATCCACTGCATGAGGGCGTCAGGGAACTGTTGTTCTGCAAACTCGAGGCTCTGCACCGTCAGATGGTCGATGCAGATGGTGTTGCGAGCATTCCGTTGAAGCAAAGCGCGGAACGAATATATGCCGCTTACCACGGTCTGGGCGGCAATGGAACCGGAACCTCGATGATCCAAGACATACGTGACGCGCATATCGCGAACACAGATTGAAAGATTCAAAAGATTTCCACACCGTCCGTACAAGGCGGACGGTACGGACAAAGGAAAGGAGAGGAATTGAACATCCTCAACAAAGGCAAGCCGAAACACAAGCGCATGAATCCACGCCGACAATGGCGCAAGCTACTGACCGCGCTCGCGGTCGCCATATCCATGGCGGTCGCGCCGGCCGCGATGGCCGATATGAACGGATACGACATCTCGAACTGGCAGTGCGGCATCGACACCGCGACCGTGCCAGCAGATTTCGTCATCGTCGGCACCACATGGGGATCCGGCGGCGTGTACGGTGGTTGCCTGTCCAACGGTGTCAACACCGACGCGAACCGACAACTCGCCGGAGCCATCAACAGTGGTAAGGAGACCGGCGTCTACCATTACGCGCGCGGAGGCAACCCGGAGACCGAAGCCCGGTTCTTCGTCGACAATGTGCGCGGATACGTGCACAAGAGCGTCCTGATCCTCGACTGGGAGGCGCAGGACAACGCCGCCTGGGGCGACAAGCAGTGGCCACGCAGGTGGGCCCGCGAGGTCAAGCGACTGACGGGCGTGAACCCCATCATCTACACGATGGACTCCGGCTACTGGCAGGTCGCCGGCATGGAGACCGAACTGAACTGCGGCATCTGGATCGCACAGTACGCGACGAACCTCGTCACCGGCTACCAGACCGCCCCGTGGAACATCGGAGCGCGCGGCGAGGTGATGAGGCAGTACACGTCCAACGGCAGTCTCAGCGGCTGGTCAGGACGCCTCGACCT